ATCCAACAACAGGATTAGGTGGTACTGGTGGCGGTGGTGGAGCAGGTGGAGGTGGATATACAGTCCCATCTATGCCTTACAACACATCAGGTAGTAGATTTACATTAGGACAAGCAGAGTCAGCAATAGATTCTAATCATGTTGTTCACTTGTCATTAACAGAAGGCTTAGATCGTTTCTGGCCTTTCGGACAATCTATCTTAGAGAACATCTTTAAAGTATATAAACAGAAAGAACTATTAGAAGATGCTGTTCTTATCTATCGTGTACAACGTGCGCCAGAACGTAGAATGTTTAAGATTGACGTTGGTAATATGCCAAGTCATTTAGCAATGGCATTCGTAGACAGAATTAAAAACGAGATACATCAAAGACGTATACCAAGTATTCATGGTGGCTCATCGAATGTAGATGCTACATATAATCCATTATCAATGAATGAAGATTACTTCTTCCCTGTTACAGCAGAAGGCAGAGGCTCATCAGTTGAAGTTCTACCAGGTGGACAGAACTTAGGTGAGATTGACGATCTTAAATACTTTAATAACAGACTAGCAAGAGGACTACGTGTACCTAGTTCATACTTACCCACAGGTCCTGATGACAACACGACTCCTCTGAATGACGGACGTGTTGGTACAGCAATGATACAAGAGTTTAGATTCAATCAGTATTGTGAAAGACTACAAAACTATATCTGTCACGCACTTGATGAAGAATTCAAATTGTTCTTGCGTTGGAGAGGCTTCAATATTGATACACAGTTATTTGATTTAGAATTCAATCCACCTCAAAATTTTGCCGCATATAGACAAAGTGAATTAGACACAGCACGAGTCAATACATTTAGCGGTATGGAAGCATTCCCTTATATCTCTAAACGTTTCGCATTAGAAAGATTCTTGGGCTTATCAGAAGAAGAAATTGTCAAAAATGAAAAACTTTGGGCAGAAGAAAACACAGAAGACAGCAACGCAGAACCAGCAGGATCTGATCTTAGAAACGTCGGTGTATCTACAGGTGACTTTGATGCTGACTTAGAAACAAATGATGAGATCGAAGGTCAAGAAGATTTAGAAGACTTTGGTGACTTAGATGTCGCAGGCCCAGTAGGCGGATCAGCATCAACAGCCGCAGGGTCAGTCGATGGCGCTGGAGAAGTTGGCCCAGTCTCATAAATGAAAATAAAACGAATTATTACATCAGGATGTAGTTTTAGTGACAAGTACACTCCTTGGACTTGGCCACATGTATTAGAAGAACACACAAAATCAATAGACCCCAACGTAACGTTTGATCATAGAGGCATGGGTCATCAAGGGCAAGAACTTATTCAAAAGAAAACTACTAATGCTATCATGGATGCCTTAGATGAAGGATTTACCTCTGATGAAATTGCTGTGCTAGTTTCATGGAGTGGCAATGATCGCAAAACTTGGTACATAACTAACAAAGATTATATTAACGATATCAAAGAGCATTGGAGTACAAGCGGCGGCGATAATTGGCATGTACAATTTTGTGACCTTAAAAATAGTAAAGATGGTGTTGAAGTGCTACCGTTTGATAATGAACACGGTAAATATCATGTACAATATAATCCAAATGGAGGATGGTATCACTCGGCATGGAATCACAGAGAACCTAAATTTATCAATGATTATATAATGCTTACTGAGCATATTACTGACAGAAACTATGATAAGCATAACATAAATTCATTACATGTAGCATTAGAAAACATGATTATGTTACAAAATCTATGTAAAGTGCAAGGTATTACATTCTATCAACAGTACTATATGGACCACACATATAAAGATATTGATGTTAACAAAGACCATGAGATTATCAACTACCTTTATCGACAACTAGACAATGATAATCGAGTTTTCCCAGCAATACATGAACATGTTAAGCCTATGGGACTGACTGTCTCAGAAACAGATGTACATCCTAACGCAGAAGGACATCAAGTATACTTCAATGATGTGCTAAAGCCTTTCCTAGACACAAAAAACTTTTTTGACTAAATACTCTTATGAAACTATTTGAAATGTTTGACGCCGCAGTAGATGGCTACCAAGAAGTTGGAGATGACAACTCTAAGCCTATTTGGCGTACGTCCAGAAAAACTAAACTGACTTTAAGTCAAATTAGAAAACTACGCAAGATGCTTGACGTAAGAAATTATGAAAAAGCTAAACATTTAATAAAAGTGAGAAAACAATATGGTGCCAAAGACGAAGAAGGCGCCGGACCAAGTTTTTAAAATAAAAACTCATTTTTTACTAAAATCCCACAAAAACGCAAAAAAGTAGCACTTAAATAGCCCTTTTGGTGACTACACACTAAATATCTTCACATAAAGCCATTTATAAACATCAGGAGAAACTAATGGAAAGCAAAAAATTCGACAAACTGATCGACCTCATTATTAATGAGAATGAAGAACAAGCAAAAGACCTTTTCCACGACATCGTTGTAGAAAAGTCCAGAGAAATTTACGAAACCATCATGGCAGAAGAAATGATGGATGATGACCTTGAAGAAGGTAAAGGACATGGCATGGGTGGCAAAGTTGGCGACCTAGCCGCAGAGATCACTGCTGAAGAATCCGGCATATCTGAAGATGACGAAGAAATCGATGTCGATTCTGAAGAAATCTTTGATATCGATGGCGATGACGAAGTAGAAGGATCAATCGATATTGAAGCTAATTCATCAGACGAAGTTGAAGACGCAGTTATTCGCATCGAAGACAAACTTGATGACTTAATGGCAGAATTCGAAGAGATCATGGGTAAAGAAGATGATTTAGAAGCCCGTGATGACGAGATGGATGCTGACTTACATGACATCGAAGATGAAGTAGCAGACGCACCAGAAGTAGACGTTGACGTAAATGTTGACGATGAAGAACTAGTTGCTGAAGCAATCACATTACAAAAAATAACAGCTAAAATGGGCGATGCAGGAGATAATTCAACTTCTCCAGTAGACGCAAACTCAGGTCAAAAAGGAATGGATGCACATCCAGTAGACTTTGACTTAGGTAACAAAGGTGAACAAGGACGTCCAGCTCCAACTGCGAAAGACATTGATGGCGCTTCTAGTTATCAAAATCAGCCAGGCAAGAACGCAAAAGCACAAAGTGCCGCTCCTAAGCCAGTCACAGCACAGGCTTCAGGTGTTAACACTAAATCTGTAATAGACTAAGGATTGATATAAATGGCTTTGTATCTTAAAGAACACTTATCGTTCGATCATGCCGAAATCATGGTCGAGTCCGTTAAGGAAGGTGATACAGATTTAAAGACCCTTTTTATGAAGGGCATCTTTATTCAAGGTGGAGTTAAAAACGCAAATGAGCGTGTTTATCCCATTAATGAAATAGAGAGCGCCGTAGACACTCTCAACACACAAATACAAGAAGGTAATTCTGTATTAGGTGAAGTTGATCATCCAGATGATTTAAAAATCAACTTAGATCGTGTATCACACATGATCACTAAGATGTGGATGGACGGGCCGAATGGCTATGGCAAATTAAAGATTTTACCAACTCCAATGGGTCAGTTAGTTCAGACCATGTTAGAGTCAGGGGTAAAACTCGGTGTATCTAGTAGAGGTAGCGGAAACGTTAACGATATGGATGGCCGTGTGAGTGATTTTGAAATAATCACAGTAGATATTGTTGCTCAACCAAGTGCACCAAATGCTTATCCTAAAGCGATATACGAGGGCCTCATGAATATGAAGCACGGACATAAAGTTTTAGAAGTAGCACGAGAAGCACGAGGCAACAAGAAAGTAGAACGTTATTTGAAGGACGAAATTAATCGTCTGATCAAAGACTTAAAAATCTAAATAGAGGGGAACAAGCATGTTAGATGCTATTAAACCATTAATTGATTCAGGTCTTATTAACGAAGATGTAGCAAGTGAATTAGAAAGCACTTGGAGCACTAAGTTAAACGAGGCTAAAGATCAAGTCCGCGGCGAACTCAGAAATGAATTTGCTCAACGATATGAACATGACCGTAGTGTTATGGTAGAAGCCCTTGACAAGATGGTAACTGAATCTCTAAGTGAGGAAATTAATGAATTCCACGAAGAGAAGAAAGCTATTAACGAAGACCGCGTAAAAGCGAAATTGAAACTTAAAGAAAGTGCAACAAAATTTAATAACTTCATGGTAACTAAGTTAGCAGAAGAAATTAAAGAATTGCGTACTGATCGTAAGGTTCAGTTGGAAAACCAAGATAAACTTCAAAAGTTTATTGTTCACGCATTGGCTAAAGAGATCAAAGAATTTGCTCAGGATAGACAAGCAGTGGTTGAACAACGTGTCAAGTTAGTTGCAGAAGGACGCAAACAACTTACAGCACTCAAAAGCAAGTTTATTGCTGAGAGTTCTAAAAGAGTTGGTGCTACAGTCGCAACACATCTTAAAGGTGAACTATCACAACTTAAAGAAGATATTAAAACCGCTAGGGAGAATAGCTTCGGTCGTAAGATATTTGAAACATTCGCAGGAGAATTCAGCACAACTTATCTAAATGATA